CTACGCTGCCGCCTGCTCCACCGCCTCTGCGAGCTTCGAGGCGTACTCGTCCCCCTTGTAGATCTCGGAGACCGCCTGTTTGAGCTTGGTTTCGGCGTCGGACATGCCGAGCACCTTCGCATAGGCTGCTGCTGAACCGAAGCCTGCGAGACCGTAGTGCGACATGCGTTGATACTGCGCGATAATTGCGACGTCCTGTAGCTTGCCGTCGCTCGACGCCTCCTTGATGCCGTGCTTCAGCGCCTCGGTCACCAGGCCTTCCATGCCCTTGCAGTGTTCCGGCTCAGCCTGTCCGCCAGCGGCCTCGATGAGCTGCTTGAGCACGCCGGTATGCTTCTCGATCCCGCCCACGGAGTGCTCCAGCATCTGCTTGAGCTTCGGATCGCTGACCTTTTCGCCGAGCTGCTTCACAGCCCGTGTCATTTGGTCGTTTGCCGACCAAAGGTCCTTCATTTCGTCGAGGTAGACGTCTTTGAGGCTGTTCGGTGCAGACATGTGAACACTCCATCCTAGGGTCTTCGTCATTGAACCGACCATGAGTGAAATTGTTCGTCGGATGGGATCACGAAAAAGCCCGGCTCAGCAAGCGCTGGCCGTGCTAGGTATGAGTGCCGAAGCAAGATGAGGGCGGAAGCTTCGGCGAAGCTCGGTATCTGCCATGCCAGGGGGGTGAGATCGTAGGCCAAGGCGATGGCGCCGGGCTCGACAAAGTCGCCTCGGCTTGTATCCTCCTTGGATGCGCACCGCCTTCGCCGCCTTTGCAACGATCCTGACGGCCGGTGTTGGTGTCGCAGCGCCAGCCAAGGATGAACAACGAGCCGAGAAGATCGAGGGGCTTGTGCGCATCGTAGGCGCCCAGGCTGGCATCGTCCTGCATTGCCGTCAGTTCTATGCGATCGACGACAAGGTGTCGGACGGCTTGTCTCGCACCGTGCGGCCTACCCTCGATCAAAGCCTTGGGCCGAAGCAGGCTCAGACCGCCGTCGATGACGAAGGCAAACGCCTGGCGCAGGAAATCGCAGATGTTGGCCCTGAGCGCTGGTGCGCTGATCAGCGGAGCATCCTGAATACCGAGGGCGTCCGCGTCTTTCTGGACTGATCGACCGCCACGGATCAGCTGCATTGACCGATCACCGGCGCCCCAAGATCAGTTACGAGGACGTGCGAGCGAAAGATACCGACTGTTGCTGTCGCTGGCCTATGGTCGGCGATCGGCGTAGCGGCGCTGAGCGTCGTGGCATCGGAGCATGCAGCGCGGAGCGAGTCTGTGGCGGCCGCCAACGAGATCACGGTTTACATGCCGGTATCGGTCGCTACGGCCTCGATCGTTCTCACCGACGCTAGGGGCAACCGATACCGGAAGTATCGGGATTGACTGAGTGCTAGCTCGGCTGCTCCTCTGTCTCCTTGATCGCCGCCTCATCGTCCATCTGCGGTGCCGGGGCGGGGTTCGGCGGTGGGTCGCCTTCGGGCTCTTGCGGGGCAGGCGACGGATCGCCGATCGGTGTCGGATCATCACCCGGCTGTGGGGTGTCGGCGTCGATCATCGTTCGCTCCTATGATATGTACTTTGACCAAAGCCGCGGTGGGCCCGGCGTTCCATCGATAGGACCTCAGCGACCGCTCTCCGACCGCGCCCGAGATGCCCTGGCGAAAAACGCTTTTGCATGCCAGAGCGAGGCATGGTTGAGCCCTATCCGAACCAGTGCGAAGTGAAGGCCGACGGGCATTGGCTCGTCGTGAGCCTCGTTGAGGCCTCGACCCGGTTCGTCGCCGCAGAGAAGCGTTGCCCGGCATGCCATGGACGCCTCACGATGCCCGGCACGTTCACCTGGACTGAAACGCGGCGGTTCGCTCATCATCGCAAGCACGATGGCTGCCCGCTGCTGCCGAAGATCTACTGCGGAACCCCATCGCTGCACCCGAATGCGGTTGAGTAGGGCATGCTACGGCTGATGGGCGAGCCATCTCGACACCGCCACCCCGGCGGTTATTTTCCCCTGATGCGCACCGCCCTTGCCGTCATGATGCTCATTGCGACGACCACGGCCGGCCATGCGGAAATGAGCCCTGCGGAGTGCCGAACCTACCTTACCAGCCTCGATGAGCTACGTCGCGCGAGCGTCGAAAGCCAGGAGGCGTTCGGCGAACTCAATTTGGTGGAAATGATGAGCGGAGGGTCGACGGCCGTCCGTGATGCTTCAAAGCCGGTGGACGCGGCTCGGATCAAGCTTGTGGCGGCTCTCAGAGAGTATGTCGCCTTGAGTGCGGAGCTGGAACGACACCTTCGCAACTGCGTACAATGAAGCCTTCCGCGTCAGAACCGCACCACCACCGGGCCTACCGCCGGCGTGGATCTCGCTCCTCATCAGCCACCGCCTCCACTGCCGCGATAGCGTTCTCAAGCTCTGCAATCTGCCTCAGGACGCTCGTGGCCGGCAATGTATCGTGTTCGGCTGCTGCCAGGATCATCGCCCGCTGATGGGCCTTGAGGCGGTCTAGGAGGGCGTCGAGCTTGTCCATGGCGCGCTGTAGCGACGGGCCATCATCTCGACAAGCGCACCCCGGTGCATACATTGCCCGGATGCGCGCTGCCCTCGTCGCCCTCGCCTTGCTCGTCGTGCCCGCGGTGGCGGCCGAGCGGCTTCCGACGTTCCCGAAGCAAACGGATTATGGGACGGCCCGCGCGAGCCTGATAGCTTTGGGCTGGGAGCCGGCCCCTTCACCTATCAAATCGTGCGCGCCGGGCTTTGAGGAACGATGCGCGGCTTATCCCGAAGCTGAGACGTGCCGCGGGACTGGCGCCGCCGCGTGCGACATGCTTTGGCGCAAAAGCGGACGGCTTATCGAGGTTCGCACCTTCGGCGAGGATGATCCGCCGAAGGTGTCTACGGTCCGCTGTCGAGCAGGCTGCTAGCGCGCCGCTGCCTGGACGTTGCGCACCATCAGATCGTTGCTCCGGTTCGCGGCACGCTCGAAATGCTCGGCCGCCTTCTGCGGGTCCGTCACACCGTTGATCGTCACGTTGGTCGGCGAGTTCACGTTCATGCTCGACTGATTGTTCGTGGTCGAGGACGTGCCCATAGGGGCCGATCGAAGGTAGGCGTTCACGTCGAAGCTGCTGGGGTTGAAGCCTTTGCGGGCGAAAGAGCCTTCGGCCGGCTTCGGCATAACGATTTGCAGCGGAGCGCGAGTGCCGCCGCTATCGTCCCGGCGTGCGAGTGCCGCTGCGGCAGCAGCTCGCTCGGCAGGATGGCCTTTGAACCCCTCCCAAGCTCCGAGACCCTGCTTCCGCGCAATCCAGTGTGCCATCTGATCCTGAGTTGCTTCGTTGAACTTCGTCGTCTCCATATCCATCCCGAGCGCCTTTGCGGCTGCCCGAAGTGTGGTCCCAACGATCTGATACCGTCCTAGCGCCGATGAGTTAGGGTTGCCCGGTTGCCGGCGCATGTGGTTGCCGAGAGTGATGATCTCGTTGAGGCTTTTGCTCGTTAGGTCATGCTCCTTGCCGTCAGGCAGGAACCGGCCATGCGCAAGCGAGGTGTTGTATCCCGTGCGGTAGGTGCCTTCGGCTCGAGCGATATTGTCGAGCAGTCCTTGGGGAACTGGACCGAGCGGTCGTCGATCCGAGTTGTTGCCGGCGCTTTCGACGCCAAGCCCGCGCTTCACGGCATTCCAGCCGCGGCGCATGAGGCTCGGCTTCGCGGCATCGTTGGCCGGCTCCTGCCCGAGGTAGCTCGCGCCGCCAATCGCGCCAACGCCTAGGCCGCCACCGCCTCCCCCGAGGCCAAGCGAGCCCAGCAGACCCGTGACAGCCTTGCCGACTGGATCGCCCCTGCCGGGGTTGAGGAACTTGCCGAGCCGGTTGAGGGCATCGATCAGAAGCCGGACCTCGTGCGCTGTGTCGCGCACCGTCTTCGCAATAGCCTCGAATAGCTCGGTCGCGTGGCGCTGGTTCTCGTCGTTGCCGATCCACTCCAACACACCCTGCAGGGCTTTTCCCATCGCTTCGGCCGCCGCCGCGATCCCGCGCATGATCACTTCGACCTTCTCGGGGTTGGCCGCGACCCAATCCCGAAACGCCTTGACGACGCGTTCCAGCACTGGGGCCATGACAGCCGTGAGCTTGTCGCTGAGCGCGTCCATAACCGCGGAGAATGACCCAAAAGCGCGGGCCAGACGGTTCGCTGCGGACGCGGTTTCATCGTCGTTGAGCCCCAGCGATTTGCGCAAGGCTTTGTTCTCGGCCTCGAACTGCCGGATCTCCTTCCGGTAGCGGGTGAAGTGCTCGAAGTCCTCCTCCGAGATGCCGAGGATGCCGGCGACCTGAGAGCCCGCAAAATATGGGTGCTTGGCCGAGATGGCGTCGATCGCGTTGCCGAGCACGGTGGACGCGTCACCCTTGGTGTCCACGCCGTAGTTCTTCAGCAGCGCGTTCGTGCCGGGGTTCGTTCGACGGGCTCGCGCGAAGCTCTCCAACACGCCGATCGCGCGGGTGGCCGAACTGCCTGTCTGCTCGAACGCGTAGCCCAGCGCCTTGATGCTGTTGACCGAGGCGCCGGTGCGGCCGGCGACGTAGTAGAGCTTATCGAACTCGCCGAGCGATTTGGACAGGCCATCCGCCAGCCCCTTCAGCGCAAGCGCCGCACCCGCCGCGAACGCAACGATGCCAGCCCCCGCTATACGGGCGGCGGTCGCCATGCTCTCGGCCCGCTGCGCCAACTCTGTCGCCCGCCTGGCGCCGGCCGCGTGCGCATCACGTTCGGTCTTCTCCAAGCCTGCGACGGCGCGCTCGGTCTTGCCAATGGCCTCTTGCTGCTTCTTCGCGCCGGCTTCATCGACTTTGAAGCCAAGCGAGACAATAAAAGCTTTTAGAACCTCGTTGGACATGGCTAGTCCTCCTTCTTTTGAACAATGTACGTTATGGACTCGCGTAGCTTTCCGCTGTCCATGAGCGGGATCATCGGTCCAGGCGAGCGCCTGTTTTTCTTTCGATGCAGTCGAGCGTAGACGGTGCGTTCGGCGAGCGGCGGCGCGATCCCGTCCGTGATGACGCCGCGGACGCTGCTCTGCGCGAGCAGGCCGACACGCTGTAGGGCTTTCGCCCCTTCGGCCTTGCCCGCCGTCCGGTTGCCGCTCGAAACCGTAGCCTCGACCGCGCGGGAGGCCCCCTTCGCTAGCTCGTCGGTGATCTTGTCTTGAATGCGCTCGATGCCGGGAAACAGGAACGGGCGAGCCGGGATGTTGGCCTCCGGGGCGCCGTACTCGTGGATGTATCCGAGCGCTGCGTTCGTGAGCCCGCTATCGGCATGTGCGCCGGCCTCGGCTGGGATACCGATCACCACCTCCATCGAGGCGAGGTCGCGCAAGGTGCGCTCTAGCTCCTTCGTGAGATCCTTGCCGCGCTCGACCGGCATCAAGCGGCCCCTTCCGGCGGATCAGAGGACGGCGGCACCAGGGTCGCGGGATAGGACGACGCGTAGTTCAGCGTCTGCGCCATCGCGTGGCAGTAGGCGTCGAGGCAATCCATCAACTCGGCCTCGTGCTGGGGCTCGGCCGTCATCGACAGCACGGATCTATCCGGCACGCCCGCGGCCCTTAGGACCACCGTGAAGGGGCCTGAGCGTTCTTCACCGGGGCAAGTCGCAACGACGATGCGAACGGCGCCCACGGTCCACATGTGCGCTATCTCGACGTAGGTGCGCGGCACGTCAGGCACCGTCTCCACGGCTATCGGACGGAGGCAGAGCGGGACCACTTCACCCATCTCAACCTCCCGCCGCGGGAGCGTCGTTGTTGAAGTCGTCACTGATGCCGATGGAGCGAAGTTCGCGGGAGTCGGCGTTTAGGCCGACGCCTACGCCGATCGTGAAATACTGATTGCCCCGCGTGTCGCCGCTATGCTCGGATTTCAGCACCTTATAGAGGCCATCAGCCTGGACGCCCATAAGGTTGCCAGACTGAAGTAGGGCGTTGTTGCCTTGACCGGCCACCAATGGATCGAATGCCGCGCGAACAACGCTGCTCTCGTCAATTTTGACCTTGCAGCCGGGGACGATGAGCGGATTGAGTAGACATTGGAAGTTGACGCCGCCGATCGTTTGTTCTGGCATCCCTATGAGGCCGGAGGAGCTATTCAGGACGATCGTGCTGCCGGGGAGAGTGTTTGCAGCCTTCAGGACATGGAAGCGGCCGTTCACGTTGAACCACTGCGCCTCGCGTGCCTGGCAGACATCGCGGAGCATCTGGTGGGCCATGCCGCACGCAAGGAACCCGCGCGGAAACTTCGGGCCGCCGAGCTTGTCGATATGCCCAGCCGTGACCCCGAATGGCTTGAAGGCACTGAGAGCCATCTGCACACGGTCGTCGTGCGTGTGCCCGGCGGCAAGGGTCTTATTCAGCGTCGCGAAGTTGCGTGCATTCCCCGAACTAGTCGCAACGATATGCGTCACCACGTCGGTGATGTCCTCGCGAAAGTTTCGAGCCTGCCGGATCTCACCGCTGAAGATGACGGAGGTTCCGCCGTCGCGGTATCCCGCCGAGAGAACCACTTTCAGATTTTCCCTCGCAAGCTTCGCATAGCTGTCCTTCGACAGGTTCGAGACGTAGATGTTTGCGTGAGCCGGGGTGGACGACACGAACTGATGCGTGTCGAACCGGACGCGCGGGCCGTTGTCGCCGTCGCTGGTAAAGCTGAAGCCGCCGTCGATCGAAACAGAGACCTGCCGAAGGTATTGCTGCCCCATCGCTCCATCACCTCGATACGAGGGCAGTGAGGGTGTAGGCCGCGCGCTGGACCGGCTCAGGGATGGCCCGGACCTGGGATGCGAGCAGTGCGACGAGCAGCACCATGGCGCCGCCGGCCATGCCCTGGAACACGCTGCCGAACAGCCCGCCGCTTGGGCTCACCTTGCCCTTGACGTTCAAGTCGCCCTTGAGCGCGAAGCCCTTGGCCGACTCCATGGCGATCGCCATGCCAGACTTCATGCTGATGCCGGTGTCCTTGTCGAATGCGAGGGTATGCTTCCCGTCGTCCACCGAGACCGTCACCCCCTTCTGAGGGTGCAGGGACACGACGTGCTTCCCGTCGTCCGATCGCATCTCGTGTGCGTCGGGATTGAACTTCGGGAGCTTGCGTGGCGTGGAGCGGATGCCGGGGATGTAGACGGCATCCGAGAGGTCGGCCACGCGGGCGTCGATCTGGGCCTGTGTGCCGCCCTGCTGGTGCCAGGCATCCATCGAGCGGGCCATGAACAGGGCGATGCCCTCGTCGTCCTGCTTGACTGGGTGCGTTGAGGTCACGCCGCCGCCGCCCGAGAACTGGATCGGCGCATCGGTGATCGGCGGGTAATCCACCTGCTGCAACGACCCGTCTTCCTTTCGGAAAACTGCCTTCATTGTTGGCTGGATCGAGACGGTGTGCCCGTCCGCATCCTTGATCACCCGAACCGGCATCGCTGTCATAACCGACGACCGGACCTGATCCGCAAGGCTTTCGTAAATCTCTAGCTCGTCGGTGTAGCGTGTGCGTGGGTCCATGGCCGATCTCAACCTTCCATGTGACGGCGGGAGGTGGGGCGGCTTGCTGTCAGCGGAGCGCCCTGGCGCGGACGCTCGTTCAGAAGACGAGGGGCGCCGGTAGGCCCTGGGCATCGAGCGCGCAAGGCGGAGCGAAGCAGATCGCGTGCGTGATGCGAAACGGTTTCGCCTGCGGTGCCGGCCGCAGCCGCGATCGCCAACCGGAGAGACCGGTCTACACGAATGTAGAGATGCGAGGGATACTGGACTGACATCTGCGATCCAATTCAACAAGGTCGCAGCATATCACCCATGGGAGCTAACGTCTTGCGCTTATTCGATATACCATGCGAGGGATTAAATACCAAGATATACCAAAGACTGTTGAATTGGCATAAAGTACCTAGTTGTTTTCCGTTGCAACCTGCTTCTGACGCATAGCTCTATGAGCCCTTGTCCCCTGATAGACCCGAGCTATTGACTTGGCTAATCGGCCGTCTTGCGAGGCGGCAAGTGTTACTATTTCTTGCATCTTGCTCTGCATAAAATCTATCAATCGATCGATTTTTTTCGATGATTTTGTCCAGTCAATATCATTCTGTCGACCAGGGTCTATTTCATCCAAAGCTGCTCCGAAGCTATTACTTATAATAAACAGGAACCATATACGGTCCTTGCCGCCAAGATAGTCCAGTAATCTCTCATATTCGTCTTCGCGATGCTCTACATCGCGGCTGGGCTCGAAGGACATTGCGACGCGCCCCTCTATCTCCTCGCTAAGAGATCTCTCGTTTTTTTCTGCGGCCTCCTTCAATTGCTCATGCAGGCCCCCGCGCACTCGAAACGTCAGCGTCGGCCGCTTCTCGGTACCGGGATAGATACGGGGGCGCCCCTTGGATCGTTTTGCCGCGGCGTCGTCCGTCATCGCCTATCTCCAAGCATCTTAACTTGTGCTGTGCTAGCACCGCAAAAACCACTTGCCAACCCCTGCCGGATCTGTCCATATAAATTTGCGCGGTGTTATCACCGCACTTGTTGACGGATGGGAGGTGAGAGATGTCCGACGACATCATGCAGGTGCTGACGGAGCCGACTGTGGATGTCGTGCTGGCTGGACGCGTTCTGGGGGTAGGGCGGAACACTGCTTATAAGGCGGTTCGAGACGGCTCGTTGCCTGCCCTCAAGGTGGCAGGACAGTTCCGCGTCCCAACCGCGAAGCTCCGCGAAATGCTTGGTCTGCCAGCGCCAATCGCCGCCTGAGCGCCGCTATTCCGGCGGGCGCGTCCCGCTGGATCACCGCGCCGAGCCATCCGGCCAGCGCTCAACAGCAGGAACAAGACATGAGAAACCCCGCGACGCGCGGGGCGAACGCAGGGCTCTCGAATGCAGCTGTGGCGGCTTGCGATCAGAGAGATACGGCGGTTCGTCCCCTTCGGCAAGACTTATTCATCGCTCGACGCTTCGGTCTCCCGCCTGCCACGGCCGGAGCCCTCGCAGAACTGGCCTTCCCCTCCCGCGATGACTGGCGGTGCCGCCCATGACCGGTACTCCTCGCACGATCGCCACCGTCCGGAAGAACAACTTTCAGGAACTCCGCGTCGGTCTCGTGACCCACGCGGGGTGCCGCCTCGTCGATCTCCGGCTCTACGATCTGTCGAAGCCGAAGCAGGGCGCGCCCTTCCCGACCAAGGCGGGGTTCTGCCTCGCCTTGGACCGCTTGCCGAAGCTGATCGAAGCCTTGCAGGCTGCCGAGCGAGAGGTGTCGCGATGAACGCGCTCACCGCTTCGCTCGACGCTGTCCCGCCGAACGCCATGGAGTCCGAACAAGGGCTGCTCGGCGCCATCCTCCACTACAACGATGCGATCGACCGGGCTCGGGATTTCGTCCAGCCGGACGATTTCTCGGACCTGGTCCATCAGCAGATCTTTGCCGCGATGGTCGTCCGTCGCGATGCCGGCGAGGCGATCGACCTGGGGCTGATGAAGGCGGTCCTGGGTGATGCGGACCTCGGCGGGGTCTCGGTCGGGCAGTACCTCGTCAACTTGATGCACGGCGCCACCACCGTCAGCAACGCCCCGAGCTACGCCCGCCTGATCGCGCAGGCCGCACGGATGCGGACCGTGTTTGAGACGGCGCAGATTGGCATCGCAGCAATGACGGGCAGCACCGTGCATGACCCGGCCGAGACCGCCGGCAGCATGATCGAGGCGCTGGACGCGGTGGCGAGCGCCGCCCTCGCCGAGCACGCCCGGCGGGTCTCGCTCGGTGCCAGCGCCGCCAACGTCCTCGCCCGAGCTAATCAGATCAGGCAGGGGACCGCCCCTCGTGGCGTGCCCTACGGCATACCAAGGCTTGATGCCGCGACACTTGGGATGCGTCCGGGACAGCTCGTCATCCTCGCCGGGCGCCCGGCCATGGGCAAGACGACGGTCGGTCTGCACGTTGCGATCTCGGCAGCTCGGCACTCCGGCCCCGTTGGGTTCTTTTCCCTGGAAATGGACGGGGACGAACTCAGTGAGCGCGTCATGGCCGCGGTCGCCTACGATCCGCGGGTTCGGGAGGTGATCTCGTATCGCGCCATCGCCGACGCGACTTGCCTCTCGAACGAGGCGATGGAGCGGCTGATCGAAGCGCAGCGCACCTGTGCCGGTATTCCGGTCTGGATCGAGCCACAGGCCGGGCTGACGCTAGCTCAGATCGCCGCCCGAGCCCGACAGATGCGGCTGCAGGCCGAACGACAGGGCAAGCCGCTGGCTGCCATCGTCGTCGACCACATCGGGCTGATCCGGCCGTCCAAGCGCTACTCGGGTAACCGGGTTCAGGAAATGACCGAGATCTCGTCCGGGCTGAAGGGACTGGCGAAGGAGCTAGGCATCCCCGTCATCGGGTTGTGTCAGCTCAACCGCGAAGTGGAAAAACGCCCCGACAAGCGCCCATTGCTCTCCGACCTGCGGGATAGCGGCTCGATTGAGCAGGATGCCGACGTGGTGCTCGGACTGTTCCGGGAGTCCTACTACCTGGAGCACAAGGTCGGCCGGACGGACGAGGAGGACATCCGCCTCTCGGATTGCCAGAACGAGCTTGAAATCGAGATCCTGAAGCAGCGCTCCGGTCCGACGATCCGGGTCACCTGCTTCTGCGATGTCGCTTGCAACGTGCTGGCGGAGGCCGCCCGATGAGCTCGCTTCCCACCATGCCGGTGGGCGTAGATCGGCATATCGCCGACACCGCCCACATGACGAACGAGGAGGCTGGCGCCTACTTCCGCCTGCAGATCTTCGCTTGGCGCTCGCCTGGCTGCTGCTTGCCCGACGATGACGCTCGGTTCGCCCGGATGCTTGGGACCACCCCGAAGCGATGGGCTGTTCTGAAGCCAATCGTGCTGGCCAATTGGGTCCTGGAAAATGGCAATTGGAGCAACCAACAGGTCGCTCGGGAGCATCAATTCGTCAGCGAAAAAGTCGAGCGGAAGCGTGCCGCCGGGAGGAAAGGTGGACGGCCTAAGCCATTGAAATTACACGATCAAGAGGGGGCATTAGGTTCTGCGATTGAGGAGGAAACGGAAAGCAAAACGAAAGCAGCTAAAGCTAAAGCTAAATCTACCCCTATAGTCCCCACTGGGGACGAGGACCCGGAAGGCTTCGCCGAGTTCAAGGCAGCCTACCCGAAGCGTAGCTCGGTCTTCCCAACGACCCTAGCCCGGAAGCGCTGGCTGGAGGTTCGACGACGAGGCGCGACGCCTACCGAGATCATTGCTGGCACGAAGGCCTACGCTGCCGAGCAAGAGCGCATCGGCAAGGCTGGTACCGAGTTTGTGAAGACCGCCGACAGTTGGCTGCACCAGCAGCGCTGGCGAGACTACGCTGCGAAGGCCGTTGAGGCAGCGCCAACGGCCGAGATCTCGACCGACGTCTGGCGCGAACGGGTGAAGGCCTGGAAAGCCAGAGGGGGCCACTGGCCCTGGCAGCAGCGGACAGAGCCGCCTGACGACCCGCGGACGAAGGTTCCGGCCCAAGTCCTCGCCGAAATCGGGATCGTCCACGGAAACGGGGCGGATCGCGCTGCGCAGTTTCGGAGGGTAGGCTGATGCCCGCTGACCTCGAAACCTTCGCCAAGGTCCGCGCGCTTCACGGCCGTACTGACAGCCCGGGCAGAAGGCTGCCGCTGCTGGCCCTATTGATGTGCTCGCCCACGCAGCAGGTATGACGACAGTCGAGCCGACGTCCAATCTGGACACCCGCATCGAACCAACGCCGACAAGCACCGCGACGTGCTGGCCCTGTTCGGTTACAGCATCACCGATCGCGAGATCACTCACCGGGCGGGCTTTTCCCCTCAGACCGTTGGCGACGTCAAAATGCCGCGGCCATGACCCTGCGCCAGCATGCTGCCTTCAATTGCAGTTTTGTGGACTGGCAGCCGAAAGACCGCCAGCCCTGATGGCCTTAATAGCCGCCGTAGAACCTGCGCGGACCGCCGTACTCGTAGTCGCCACCGCGACGACCATACCCGCCGCCGTAGCCGTATGCTGGCTGCCCCTCATAGTACCCACGAGGACCACCACCGTAGCCGTATCCGCGGTCGTTCGGCCGGCAGCGTCCCCACGGATTTGGATGAAAGCCGGGGCCACATCCGCCAGCCACGAGCTCAATCACCGCATCACTACGGATCTGGCCGGACAAGAAGGGAGCGGCATTCGCCGAGGTCACCGAACCAAGCCCTGCGGCTATCAAAGCGGCTATTCCCAGCACCTTCATGCGCGTCATGACCTGAACCTCGTTAGCGCCCGGCATCGCTCTCAACCAGCCGGCGAGTTCGAAGGCTGCACCTCAGTCGCTGAACCGATGCTGACCCACTGCCAAGCGATCCGTTCAGCCACGGCATTCGTCCCTTAGGCTGCCCCTCATTCCTTGAGCCTCACCGCAGCCAAGGCCAACGAGATCCTGGCCCTGCTCGACGGTACCGGCTTTGCGGTCCGGAAGGTTTGCCGATGATCCTCACCGAACTGATTTCCAATAACGAGGAACCGCCGATGCCAGCGACCGACCTCGATCGTCAGTGGTTCAAGGCCAATCTGGGCCGGAAGTATCGCCATCGTCGAGCGACGCCTGCCGAAATTGCAGGATGGGAGGTGCCGCCACGAGCCGGCTTCGCGGCTTGGCGGATCATCCGCCGGTCGGACGACGCGTCCGTCTCCTACGCGTTTCCAAGCGATGCAACTTGGGATGTTGCTGACGAGGAATTGGCAGCACTCTTCGACATCCTAAACAAGGACAGGGCATGAAGGGCCGCCCCGCCCCTACTAAGCGATCCGACCTCGACGCCTATCTCGCTGAGTTGCCACCGACGTCGGCACCCGCATTGGCTCCAAAGGTAAAGGCCCCATGACCACTGGCCTTCTACTCCTGACCGTTGCCGCCGTCCGTGCGCAGGCTGCCTACATGAGACGGTTCAATGGAAGTGATATCTCCCACCCCCTGGCCCTCAAAGCCATCCTGTTCGCAGCAGCTGGTGCAGTCTGCTTCATCGCGGCGAAGGTGATGCGATGATGTTCGAAACCTTCGCCTACCATCCAAGTCCCAAGGCCCGCGTATCCTCGCTCGGCTCGACCGTTCGCAGCTGCTCGATCACCGCCACCAAGGCCGCCAGCGCTGCCGCACGGGGTTCGGCCACTCTAGCCTCTCGCTTGTCGAGCGCTTCCGCAAAGCCGACGGACGCCTTCAGCGCTGCGTCGATCGCCATGTCGACGGGTGGAAGGACCACGACACGGCGCTTCAAGCTCTTCGCGGTGCTGGTAGCTGCCAAGGTGACCACCTCTCGCATTCCGAGCGTGCCGGTCTCGATGGCTATCACCCACGGCCTTATCACTGTCGTGACCAGCGGTGGCAGATCCGCATCATCCAAAATTCGACTCGTCACGTCCACGCTCCGATCAGTTGGCGTCCGACCCGGCGTCCTCGGCCGAGGGCGGAGGGTCCATCATCTCCAGTTGCCGCTTCGCGAAGGCGCAGGCTGCGAATTTCGGATTGATTTCGCACGACATTTCGAACGCCGCCCGCGCCCGCTGTGGCTGGGCTGCCACCCCCTCGCCGGTGCGGTAGGACTGTCCCAGCATGGCGCAGCCCCATGCTCCGCGCCGATCGCAGTCGAGGAGGAAGCTGCGGTACTCACAGGACTGCTTGTCCGCAACCGGGGCGCCGCGGAAGGTATCGTCGTGGTAGTGCCCGTTGCGGATGCCGGCGGCGCGGTTCGTACAGCCGGCGGAGTAGCCCATCGCGCAGGCGAGCGCGTGAAAGCGCTGGCCGTCGAACGCATCGGGGACATCGAGCGAGTGGTGCTCGTAGGCTTGGGCGAGGTCGAAGCAGGCTGGCCCGTTCGCCCAGCGAACGCACAAGCCGTAGCAGTCGGCTGGGTGGAGGGCGCAGGTTCGCTCCGAGGGCCGCTGCGGAACTGCAAGGCCACGCCAGACCGGGCGCTCTCGCTCGAACACATCGGCGGGGCAGGACGCGATGACCCGTGCCTTGCGCGGATCGGCATGCAGGCGCTCCGAGACCTCCGTGGCCTCGGCCTTGTTGAACAGCGCCTCGCGAGCGGCTGCGTCGATGTCCACCTCCCCCTCGGCTCCCCCAGCTTGGATGAGCGCCAGGAAGATCATGGGGGCGAGCACAAGCGGAAGCATCGTCGAGCGCATGGACGCACGGTCGTCCACACTGCCTTTCGCCGCAAGGGGCCTAGAGCGGGCAAGGACGCCAACCTTGCCCGGCAAACCGACATTAAGAGGGTGCACGGACATGCGTAACGTCGTTGGCCTCCCCCAAGCCAAGCGTGAGACCCTGCATACGGTCTGGATCTACGGCACCGCCGCCGGCCTCGACGTCGTGCTGCGCACCGAGGCCGGCCCAGACACCGCCCCTTCGCTGCACGTTAGCGTGATCGCACCCGGCCCGACCGGCATTGAGGACCTCGCCGTGTTCCCGAATTCCACCGAAGGCCGTACTGGCGCCGACGTGGTCGCAGGCGCGGTGCTGCACGCGCTTGAGATTGCTGAGATTGAAGCAACGCCTGGAAGCGCTGCATGACCATCGGCCCGGAAACTTTCGCCAAGGTCCGTGCAGTAGTGGAGCGCAGACAGCCATGATGCCCCGAGAGCAAGCCGCCTTCGTCGCCGGCATTCAGGCCGCCCGGCAGGCCGCCATGACGGCCGCCGTCACCATCGAGATCCGCGACGACGCCCGAGAGGTTCGCCAGCAGGCCGCTGCCGCAGCCCTTCATGGTCTCGCCGCCGGATTGAAAGTGGCGTTCCTCGACATGCCGACGGCATCGGACCCCGCTGTCACAATGATGGCCGCGACCCAAACCTTACCCGTCAATCAGCCTCGGTGAACGCTGGCGTCACCCAATCGGCATCCTTCGCCGCCGTCAGGAACAGACCTCTTTCTCGGATATCGGTCAGGATCTCGGCCGCGTTTCCTAAGCCGACGATCCCCGACATCGTGTCCATCTCGTTGGCATCCATCTTGGCGAGCCGACGCCAACCGCTCGGACCGCCTGGTAGGTTCGCCCCATCCCGATCCGCCGTTGCTGCGAGCCGCGTGCCGTCGATTTCGGCGAAGGTGTAGACGTGTCCGCTGCTCATAGTCCGCGCTCCGGTAAGGTGCCAACGATGTAGGCAGCCTCCGGCGAAGCGCGCCATTGCCATCATCGCCGCGGCCGACAGCAGGGTACATGTTTCTCGCCCAGACTGTCGTGTGCTGAGGCTAGCCTATGAAGCCTCCGCTGTAAGGCCAGACACCGGACGATCATGTCGTAACCGCTCCGATGACCTGAGCACCGTCCGCACCCAACGGTCCGCCACCCCTGTAGTTTGATCCTATCTATTGTTATACCAGTTCTCGATAGGATCTGACATGCAAAATCTCCTGACCCGTCTCGGGCGTCTTGAAACCGCAATCATCGTGAAGCCGCCAAGTGTGGTGCGCCGCTTCCTGGTCCAAGGCCCGCATGGCTTAGGTGCAGGTGATGCAGCAGCGTTCCTCCGCGAGCGGGGGCATCACCTCGATGCGAAGGCGTTGAACATCATTCGCGTCGTCGTTGGTACCGAGGATGGGCGGCCGACCGACCTACCGCTGAAGGACCTTACGCCGGAGCAGTTGAGATGAGGGCTTGGCTGTTTCGCCGCTGCTTTTTACAGCCATCCTCGCGCCTAGGAGATGCCTATGCCGGGTGACGGTCGGCCATTCGAGCAAGGCCGGAGCGGTAATCCCAGCGGCCGCCCAAGGGGCGCCCGCAACCGTTCGACCCTGGCCCTGCAAGCCATCTTGGATGGCGAGAGCGAGGCATTGACCCGTCGGGCAATAGAGATGGCCCTGGGCGGCGACACGGTCGCGCTGCGAATGTGCATGGATCGGCTGATGCCGGTTCGGAAGGACCGGCCGATCACCTTCACTCTTCCTGAGATAGAGACGGCAGCCGACCTCACCAAGGCGACCAAGGCTCTGATGCAGGGTGTCGCCGACGGCGAGATCACTCCAAGCGAGGCCGCCGAACTGTCCAAGCTCGTCGATGCGCACGTGAAGGCCATCGAAGCCGTCGACTTCGCCGGGCGTCTTGCTGCCTTGGAAGAGACAGCAGGCAGCAAAGGAGGGCGTCGATGACGCTGCGTACGATAGATAGGCTGACACGCCTGGAAGCAGGCTGCGCGCCGATAGCGACCGGCAAGCACCTCGTCTTTCAGGTTGAGGCTCCGCCTGGGACGCCGGTCAGCGACATCGTCGCCTTCCTAAAAGCCCGCGGCCACACCATCCACGACGGCGACGACGCCTTCGTGATGAACGTCGGGGCGTACCGCATGGTCAAGGGCGAGCCGCCGCGGGATCTGTCTCCCGCCATCCTGACGGAAGAGGCGCGTGCGCAGGCTGGGCCAGCCGGCCAGTGGCCTAAGACCTGCGCTGCCTTCACCTTCCAGTTGGACCGGCCGAGGAGCGTGCAATGACCCCGAAGCTGATCGAGCGTCTGAACCGCCTGGAAGCCGGACAGGCAGGGCGCGGCGGCCAGGGACCGGCATCCCGTGAGTTGACGCAGGTCTGGCTGCGGGCCGTCGCCATTGCGCTCGGCGGCTATCCTCGGCCGCGGTGGTTGGCCGCGCCGCATCTGGAGGACTCCTACAGCGACGGCTTCGCTCGGGCGCTCGGGTATGCCGATCACGACGACATGGAGGCCCAGGCTGAAGCGAACTCCGAGGAGTGGGGCCAGCGGATCAAGCGGGCGGACGCTGCCCTGTGCCAGCGGTACGGGGCGGACGCCTGCCCTGATCCGCAGAGCCGCAGTTCCGAGATGACGATCGCGGCGCTGGACGAGTGGGCTGGAGCGAAGGCGCAGAACCCTGACTGGCCCGAGGCCGACGACAGCGGCACCTTCGCCCGCGCCCTCACCGCCTACGGCGTGCCGGACGAAGCGGCGGAGGCGCACCTATGACCTCGAACCTGATGACGCGGCTGACCCGGCTCGAAGGGCAAGCTGTTCCGCCTCCTGCCATGGCCAACCCATTGAACCCTGGCATCCGACTGTTGCTGCTGCTCCTGGCTGTCCACGCAGGCGGCCTCGGGCCCAGGCAGTCCATAGCTGAGGGCGTGGCGCGGGCGCTCGGTTACGAGCACGTCAGAGAGATGCGGGCTGCGATGCAGGCCGAGGGGACTGCCTTGACTGAGTGGAACTGCCGGCACCGCGAGGCGGTCACGCTGCTCCTAAGCCAGCGGAACGGCGGCCCGGTGGCTGGGATGGACCGCAACGAGACGGCGATCCGATCCTTGATCGCGGACATGCCCGAGGCGTTTCAGGCGTACCCCTACCTCGTAGATGCAGAGCCGGCGATCATCCTCGCGACTGAATGGGTGAGCCTGTGACGCCGCCCATCCTCAGCAAGCGCCTGGCCGCCCTGGAAGCTACCCGAGAGACCATGCTCAGGCACTACACGCCTGATGAGATCGAGGCCGCTAGGCTCCGGTATGAAGCCCTCCTGGAAGGGCCGTGCGAGCGCACCCCGCAGCAGGCGGCCTACTACGCGACCCGGACGCTGAAAGAGATCGCCGCGGACTACGACGCCATGCTCAAGGGCACTCCGGCGCTGTGGCTTCTTTGA